CCAATAACAATGCGGCAACGGTTGCCATCACTTGGGATCCCGCCGCTTCATCCACCAATAAATGGCAGGATTGGATAATGTCGAAAGTTAGCACAGTGGCTACTATTCCAGAAGGCCCAAAAGACACGGTCATTCCACCGCCTGTCCCAACCAATGCTTTCATCTGCGATAGCCTCCAAGCTACCGTATTTTGGTCTACCAAATCACTCACGGGAGGGTATTGGCAAATATGCAATTACACCCAAAACTTCGCCGTCGATTCCATTGCGTACAATTGGGGGGCAAACGGCCCTTTCGGAGGAAGAAAGGACAGTGTGTATGCAAAAGTGTACGGAAGGTGCAAAGTTGCCAATTCTGTAATTATACTTTCTCCCTCTTCACTGACGACGGTTCCAACCTTTGGGTAAACGACAAAAAAGTAATCTCCGATTACACTAACCACGGGGTAAGGGAAAGGACGGCCACCGTTACGCTAGCGGCTGATACTTGGTTCAAAATAGGAATCGATTATTACGAGGCGGGGTACGATGCTTCATTAAAAGCAATGGTCGTTGGCCCTAATCTGCCAAAACAGGTAATTAAAAGAAACAAGTAATTAACTAATTCAACGGCACGGAAATAGCGAGTAGTTGACTCAAAACACAAGGCCATGACAACAAAAACAATGAACGGACATAGTGGAATCTGGGGGTACATCTGTTTGGCTTTCGATTACGTGATTCTTGTATTTACAGAAGCGAAAGGGCTTAGTTTCATGGGTCCGATAGGAGAAATCCTGCATATCCTACTGACCGCCCTTACAATCGCGTTTACCGCCTATAAATTCGGCAAAGACTTAATCAACGACATGAAAAATTCAAAGACAGGAGACAAAGAAAATAAAGGGTACATGTGGCTGATCCTCGGGATCGTGTTCATGTGCGTGGGAATATGGGCGGTATACTCCGCCATCACTGAATACACCGCCATGTGGTTCGTGGCGGTCATAGGCATTGCGCTGGGCATCCTCATGATCAATCCTAAAAACAGAAAGAAATGGTACTCGTTTTTTTAATCGTAGTGCTATCCATCATAATGGACGCTTCGACGGGGTTCATGGCATTCAAAGAGGCTTGGGGTTATTCCCAGACCTCTTATGAGGGCATACAGGATATTACCGGAGAAGAAAACGACCACAGGCCGTGGATCTGGGAGCGAATAGCCTACGGGGCTGCTATCGCTGCCGCCGTGCTGACAGGGGCGTTCATAGGAATCAGATGGGACATAGCTCTGGCCGCGGTGGCGTTATGCGCATCGTGGGGCGCCAGATATTACGCTGTTCACCAATGGTGGTACAATTGGGGAATGTCACACTGGAAAGACACCTATAAAAAGGGACTGGACGAATCGGGTCACACGACTGCTAACAAAACATCGAATCCCTTCAAGATACGCGCCTACGTTTGCGGATGGCTGATTATTTCGGGCTTAATCATTTGGCTGCTATGGCAATAAAAGCGAGCGACAAATGTTTTGAGCTGGTAAGGCATTTCGAGGGGTGCGAACTAAAGGCCTATCCTGATTCGGGAGGACTGCCTACCATTGGCATAGGAACTACTTTTTACCCTGATCAAAAGCCGGTTAAGCTTGGTGATACTTGTACGATTCATCAGGCGAAAGCATGGTTTATGCTAGACCTGAAAGAAGCAGAGGAGAAATTAGAAAAGTATCTTTCCAAGTGGAACAGGGATACGATGGACCAGTACAGGATAGATGCCCTTCTTTCTTTTGTGTACAATGTCGGGTATGGTGAAACATTAATGAAGAAGGTCAACACCAACCCTAACGATGTTTCTATATGGGGTGCCTTTCTTTTGTATTCCAGGGTAAAAGCTGACAAGGACGGAAAGGACAATGACGGTGATGGTATTGTTGATGAGAAAGGAGAAACAAAACAGGTTTTTGGCCTTTTAAGAAGAAGACAGGCTGAGGCCCACCTTTACTTTAAGAACGAATTGGAATTTTACGAGGATCTTAAAAAATGAACAAGCTGTTTAGTCACATTCTAATAGCTGTGGTTTCCATTGCGGTTACCTGCCTGCTTTTTACAACCACGTGCAAGAGGGAGGAAATAGCTGTCGATCACAAAAAAGAGAACCGTGCCGATTCCCTTCTTCAGGTGGTCAAGAAAAACAATGAAGCCCTTTTGAAGATAAGAGAAGCTCAATTTGCACTTTCCCTTAAAACATCGGAAGTGAAAAAGGAAGCTGCAAAACTGCCAAGTGTAAAACAGTTAGTCAAGCCAGATACGACTCTTCATAAACAAAGCAAGGCAGAAGTCATCCAGGACTACGACGTATTGAAGGAACTGGCCAAGGATAAAGAAAAGCTATTGGACATCTCCATTGCTCTTGGCGACTCAACACATAAAAACATTGAGGCCTACAATAAGTTGGAAGCTCAAAACGACTCTGCTTGCATAGATGCCCTGCGAAACAAGGATGCCATTATTGAAGACAAAGACAAGTTGATAGCCGAGGAAAAGGCAAAAGGCAAAAAGAATCTTTGGAAAGGCATTAAAAGAGGGGCGATTGCGGTAGCTGTTTTGGTTGGGGGCATCTGGCTTTTTGGCAAGAACAACGCGCTTTAGTATATTTGACCGAATCGAAAGCAGAATAAGGGCTTAGAAGTTACGACAATATTTGAACAATGTTTAAGCTAAAATTATAAAACATTGTTAATCAATATGTTATAACTATAAATCGAATCCCTCACTCTCTGCACAAGAGCAACAAGACACAATGTTTTGTTGCTCTTTTTGTTTTATAGTCAGGCAGTTACGTTAATTGATGCTTTTAAATGTCAATCAACAATTGCTTTGAATTGACTAAAATGTTTAAGCAATGTTTAAGCAGTTCGCGAAGATGGCCGGTGTGTCATCTACCATGAGCGGGCGACCGTTCTTAAGGTAGTTTTCCGTTTCTTCCAGTGTGTCGTGGCCCAGAGTGTTTTGGATAAGTTTTTTGTCAATGCCCGCCTCTTCTAGGATATGGCTTACGGTATGTCTGGCACTGTGTGGGCTTGGGTATACTTTTAACTTAGCTTTTTTGCAGGCCTCTTTCAGGTATGTGCCTACCATGGTGCGTGCGGAATCGATCTTTCTGTAAAAGGCTTTCTCTATTTCAATTACCTGCTCATCTGTGTGATGTTTTTCGGGTAGTACAGCTCCTTCCATGTACGGGAAGAGGTATTTGTTATCCTTATTATAATAGATGTCTATCAGGCGCTGCAGACGGGGCGTAATGCGTACCTTTTTCATTTTAGGTGTCTCGCCCTTCTTTTTCTCCATGACATAGGAGAGGTGTGTTTCTGTGATGTTCTTGTTTTCAAATTGGAGGGCTTCGCCGATCCTTGCCCCCATTGCAAAGAGTTGGGCCAAAAATATATTGGTAGCGTGGTAAAGGTGGGTGCCTTGCTTGAAAACCATCGCTTCTAATACATTTATGTCCATTGGTTCCAATACGTTTGCTTTGGCATTGCTTACCACCTCTGTTACTTGGTAAATGGCGAATTCATCAAATGGGTTCGGCTCCTGGATCTTGTTTCTTTTTTTGTATTGGGTAACTATCTCTTTAAAGAATTCGAGGCTTTTGCTTGTCGTGTTGCGGTTGTTCTTTTGGACTGTCAACAAGAAAAGCTCGTATTCTTTTATGTTGGCATAGTTGATATCCGACCATTTGGCGGCTGGAAAACGCTTGGCGAACTTGTTGCATTCAGCAGTGTATTTTTGCTTCGAGTAAAATCCGTTTGTTTTTTCCTTTTCTTCTGCAATTTTCAGCCAAAAAGTGATGAAGCAATTGCGGTCGTAAGGCTTAATGATCCTTTCTTTTATTTCTAGGCTGGTAATTCCTTTTTCATGTCGGTGGGAATCGAAGGAAATAAGTTTTTGCTTGATCAATTCATTGTAGGAAGAGGAGAGGGGATGCTTTTTGGAAATCCAAACAGGGTTGTCAATACTTCCTTTTGAGTTGAAGGCATTTTGCATCACCGCAATGTCGGTAGAGATGTATACCGGCTTGCTCTTCGAAGTTATCCTTATATATATAGTATGGCGGCCATCCGCATTGGCACGGGTGAGAATAACCGCTTTGATGGTGGTGGCTTTTGGCATGTAAGTTTTAGGTGAATGTTATAGGTATATACATCTACTACGCTGCTATCTGACGACCAGTATCGCCCCTCACAAACTTGTGAATAACATAGAGATACTCAATAAGTGATTTTTCAATATCCATTTCTGGGTATTCGTCATTGTCAGCAACAAGCTTTACAATAGTTGGATCTAGCGTACCATAAATCCTTCTTGCAATGATCCTTCCTGCTACATTTATTATATAAGCCACTCCAAATTCAATAAATCGGAGGTCTGTCTGCAATTCACAAAACATTTCCTCCCCTGGTTTAATAGTAGGGTGCATTGTGTCCCCAAGCATTTTTATATATGCGTTGCAAAAGCCCATTTCGGGTACAATTGCAAAGCCTTCTGGTAGTTCGTCAGACTTGTATAATTTGATTATGTCTTCTTTCTTCTTGAGTCGCGCCAATCTGTTCATTGAAATCACTGGTATTTTATCAGCTTCCAAATCTAACGGCGGTTTTTTGTTAGAATTATCTGTCTTTGAGTATTTTTCTTGGTCTTCATGTAAGGTATTACCCCGTTGTTTAACCAACATTTCCCCTTTTCCAGTAACTAACCATGTTGTGTTTAGTTCAGGAAAAGCCTTTTCTACCTTTTCGATAAAATCGTGAGGGAATTTTGTTCCATTCTTATAAGAAGAAAGTGTTGTCTGTGGAATGCCGATTTTTTTTGCAGCTGAGGTAATCCCTATATCCTCCTTAGCCAAAAAAAACTCAAGCCTTTCACCAAATTTGTCCATAGTTAACGATATTTCGTTTAATGTTTAGGATGTATTAACAATATGTTGCTACATTTACATTAAGATACGGTTTTAATAGGATATTGTTATGATCAAGCAGAAGAATATTAGCTTCGCACAAAGGCTAAAAGCCGCTAAAAAGATTCTAGGGAGGGAATATGTTACTATCACACGCAGGAAATACCCCAATTTCACAGCATCACAAATAAGGAATGTCATGAATCAAGGTGTTGAAAATTGGGAGATTTTACACGCACTTGAAGACATTGCACGCATCATCGAAAAAAATTTTGTTCAAAATAAGCAAGATCTTGTTGGATAATTAACAAGATCTTGTTAGAATTGCATCACAATCAAACGCAAGATGGCCCTAACAGCAGTGTTATTATCACAGGAGGAAGTAAACAGGCTGTTTGGCATGGTTGAGAAGGTGGATAGCCTTGAAAAGAAGGTAAACACTCTTCTTCATAGACCTGAGTTGCAGCAGTGGGTTAGGATCAGTGACATTATCGAACAGGGTTTCTTGGGAGGCAGGACCAAAAGCTTTAGGGCTTGCAAGAGAGTGCTAGAAGAGGCGGTTTTACTGAAAAAGATCCGGTTCAATACGCTTGATAAGACCTATAACCTGAATGACATCCTGCTTTTCAGAGAGGCGTTTGAAACAAGTTTAGCTGATTAAATAGCCAACCACTATGCGAGTAATTGATTTCCTAAAAAGCATCCCCACTGAGGACATACATGAGTTTGCCATGCACTTGGGGAGCAAGAAACAGAACATCGGCCCTTTTAAGCCTATCCCTGTACTGGAATTGAATTTGGCTTATGTGGCCTCTAAGGTGAATCTAAAACTACTAGTCAACTAAAAGAAGTCAAGTACCGCCCCGTGTAAAGATGTCGCAGTCCGCACGGTTGACCTTAGGGGGTTCATTCCCCCTTTGAGGTGGTTTTTCCTACCCTTTACATAAAACCAATTAATTGTTCAGCAAAATGGAAATCAGGATTTTAAGCGAACACAAAAACATCTTTTACTATACTATTATAGGGGAGCCTGTGCCCAACATCTACAGCATGCAACTCACTGTTGTAATGCTCAGGACAGCTAACGAGGATTTCCATGGCTTTTATGTTGGGCAGGCGAGAGAACGGCACCAAGTGGCCACCATTACTTTTTACCACCATGTACAAGGGCATTGCAACCCTTTGCCTTTGCTTGACATCTTCCAGTTTGCCTCCGACCCTGAATATACGGACATGGTTAACCATATCTACGACGCACAGGTGAAGCACAAGAACGAAAAAGCGATTATCCCTATCAACGATGACTTTGTTTTTCTCCATCCAAGGAAAAGAATTAGTGCTTAGATGTGGACCAACTGGCAGCCACCTTTTCCGGTGTGGGTTGGCTGCCTTCTTTCTTCTCTCTTACCCTTTAAAAAACCCAAATGAAAACTCTCTTCTCAAAAGCTTTTGAAATGCTGTTGAACCTAGGCCGCGCCCTCAAACCCCGTGATTTGCAAAAGGAGGTGGAAGAGGTGAGGGAATTAGTGCGTCAGGAACAGGCGAAAGCAGATAAAAACATGGCTAAACTCAATGAGGTGAGGCAATGGGCCATAGACAGTAACTTACTTTAATCAAAACATACCATGATAGAATTACGCGATAGGTTATTCGATGCCCTGAACGATAAGGAAAAGCGAGACAATCTTGATTCGCTTTGTGACAAGGTGATCAAAAACCACTCTTTCGAGCGAAAGTTTACCAAGGAAGAGAGAATAGAGCACCAAGCAGAGGTGAGCGACCTGACGGTGCAGATAGAGGATGCAGAGGATCAAATAAAAGACCTAACCAAACCTTTACGTGAAGAGATAAAGCACTTGAAAAAGCTTCGCAAGCGCACGATGGGCGAAATCAAACTAGGGGCCAATCTGGTGCAAGAGGATGTGTATTTATTCCAAGAAGAGAAGACACTTACCGCCCATGTTTACGACCAGTTTGGTAACCGCATAAGCGTGCGCCCCCTCACTCCTGAGGAAAAACAGAAGGTAATGAAAATGGTACCTATCGAAGCCAAAGACGGAACAAACGATTAATCCCTTATTCCAATGACTCAAATACAAGTTACGCCGAAAGGCGACCAATTATTAGTAGTAAGCCAAACCAGGTACGAAGAAAGAGAACCTTTAGAGGTCAATATTTCTGGTTCCATTCAATCGCCTGCTGAGTTCTATCTGAAACGCAAAGACTGGGTGAACGGACTTGTGGACAAGTCGCATGTATTGGTGGATATGAACAGCAGTGTGGTGAAGCTGGTAATTGACGAAAACAACCCGTACGACAGCTACGAGATTACTGGCAAAATGATCGCCTTTAAAGATTTTGTGGATTTTAGGATCAATACGGGTGCGAAATTCGGCAAACAACCAATCATTGACTTGCTTAAGCGAAATGCAATGTATTTCGTGGACCAAAAAAGGTTGAATGATTTGCTTGTGACCTTCCAAAACTTCGTGACCCAAGTAAACAGGGCCATGGAAGCGAGTGACAACCAACAGGGAAAGAAAAAGATTTTGGATGAATACAGCGGTTCACTGCAGGGCTTCCGAGTGAACGGAGAAAAGGTGGATTTTGATCCATACTTCATATTAGAAATGCCTCTTTTCGTCGGCGAGCCTTCTCGACAGTTTCAAGTACAGATTTGCTTGGACCCAAACAATCAGCAATTGGATTTCTATTTTGAAAGTATGGATCTGTGGAAGGTACAAAAGGAAGCAGCCGCCGAGGGAATCAAAAATGCCATAGCTCCTTTCGAGGCAAAATTTGCAGTCATCTACATCTAGAAATACAGTGCTGCCAACGTGTTGGCGAAAAATAAAGCGGAAAGGGCGGTTAGGTCTGACAGCTTGGAAAGACAGCAACATTAACAATTAACATAAAACACACTGTGCGGCACTTGGGACTATTTGAGGGGATTGGAGGGTTTTCTCTTGCTGCTAGTATTATGGGTTGGGAAACCGTCGCTTGGTGTGAGTGGGATCCGTTTTGCCAAAAGGTTTTAAAGTATCATTTCCCTAATGCAATTCCTCATGATGACATTACCAAAACAGACTTCACTATTTACAGAGGAACAATTGATGTGCTCTCAGGCGGGTTTCCATGCCAACCTTATAGTGTCGCAGGAATGCAGCTTGGGAAAGAAGATCCTCGCCACCTCTGGCCGCACATGTTTAGAGCAGCTAGGGAAATTCGACCGCGTTGGATCGTGGGCGAAAATGTTTTCGGAATTGTTAATTGGGGGGGGGGCTTGGTTTTCGAAGAGGTGCAAGCTGACTTGGAAGCTGAGGGGTACGAGGTACAACCGTTTGTACTTCCAGCTTGTGGTATCAATGCCCCGCACAAAAGAGACAGAGTATTTTTTATTGGGCACTCCAAGGGCGAACAAAGTACATATCAACCTCAACAACCCCAAGTTGGCAACAAGAAACAAGGGGAATTTGGAAGAAGACATAGCAAAATATCTTCTCCCTACTCCGAACGCTTCGGACAACAGAGACAGGGGCGGGCCCAGGAATCCTTCGGTTCAAAGACGTATGGAAATTGGGAAGCAAGTTGGTCTAACACAAATGGTGGATGGCCAATTGAATCCCCTATTTGTAATGGAAATGATGGGATTTCCTCACGACTGGACCTTACTGCCATTTCAAAAAAAGACTGGTTAGAACAAAGTTTAAAAGCTGGTGGCAATGCCATAGTGCCACAGTTGGCTATAGAGATATTCAAAGCAATAAACGAGTACGAAAAACTTAATTAAAAAATCATGGCAGTAGGCAACAACGAAAATAATACGCTTTACCTAAGTGTGCGCAAAGGGAAGCTTTGCCAAACGGTACCTGATAATACACCGAAGGCACTGAATAGGCTGGATAAAGATAACAAGCCCACTAAGTATTGGGAACTGCGCTACGAATGGGTAGACGGTATTTTGATTGACGTTATCAAAAAGGAAACGGAGCATGAAGGGCAGTTAATAAAGTCCTTCCGCGTGTTGATGGTGGATGAGGGGCATAACCTTGTTTCTATCGAAATGCTGTTTAACAGCCCCTATGCCTCCCGCTTTTTTAGTGCGCTTCAAAACCTGAACCCTTTTGAGAAATTCAAAATATCCGTATGGATGTTTGAGGATAAGGAAACGCCAGGTAAAATGATTCAGGGGTGCACCCTTTACCAAGACGGCGATAAAGTGCCATTGTTTTACACGAAAGAAAACCCGCGCGACCTTCCACCTTTTGAAAAGATAGTACGTGACGGTAAGGAGGTATTGGATAGCACGGCACAGATGGATTTCCACTATGCCCATTTCCTACAATACATCAAACCTGAGCTAAGGGACCCAAGGCCCAAGGACAACGGAGCCAACACCCAAGGCCCAAGGACAACGGAGCCAACACATGTCAATGCGCAAGGCGTGCCAATTGCCATTGAAGCGGCGGACACAGACGATTTGCCATTCTAGCCATGGGAAGGAACTACGCTAAATCTGTGGCTTGGTCGGTAATTGCCTTTCTCGCCAGTTGTCTAATAGTATGGCTCTTCTCTCTTACAATCTGATTGGCCAAGAAACAGACCATAGCGATAAAAACCACCTTAAAGGAAGGGAGATATACCTGCACTACAGATGGCAGTGTATTCTCTCTCCGGGTGGACAATGCGGACTTCTGTACGATGCTCTATTTGTCTGCAGGTGCTAAAAAGGACTTGGTTACCCGCACCACCACGGACCATGTAAGAATGATGGTAAGGCTAGGGAGTTTTAAGATTCAAAATTAAAAGAGCTAATGAAAAATAACCACCCCCTACCCCTCCTTGAAAAAAGGAGGGGAGTTATAGAGCCGATAGGCGCGGAACTGGACATGAAAATATGCTTCCTGAACATTGGAGGGCATAACAACGAGCTATTGGTATGGGTAGAGCACCAGCTTTCTACTTACCGTCCATGGCTCTTGAAGCATGCCCCTTTGTGGGCTGCTAGATTGGTGGCCATGCGCAATTTCTGCAAGGCGAACAAAGAGGCCTTGGCCCCTTATGTGAACGAAGACGAGGAATTACTGGACAGCTACACGGAGGGTATTGGTGATTTCATGAGCACCTATGGAAAGGCTACTCCTGAGGACCGTGCGGAATACGTGGCCAAGTTGGAAAACCTCAATGAGGAGTTCCAAAAGAAGGTAGACGCTAAGCGGGTTGCGGTATGAAATCTGTAAAAACCACCCCTACCCCTCCTTTCGAAGGAGGGGAGTTGATGCCACAGGATAGGCCATTGGAAAGCATGTGGATGTTCTTTAAAACATTCAGGGCCATAATAGGCATAGGCACAAATGACGGCATTACAGAGCCTCACCGCATACATGCCACTAAAGAGAAGGCGGTAATATGGCGTACGCTGAACGGGTGGCGGTGGAAATTCACTATTGAAAGAGAGAAAGTACGGTAAACAATTAATCCCAATACAATGACTAAATCAAAAGTGGTTGAAATTACTGTGGCCAATGCGGTAAAGGCTTACAGAGATGCTCCAAAAGAGTTTAAGGCGACTTTGGAAAATCTGATCGGCAAGGATGTGCTAAATGTCAGCATAACCGACCAGGTAAAGACGTTTGAAGATGCTTTGGAGCTAGTTGGCTGTAGCGAAGACATGAAATTGCTCATACTTGATTACGATGGAATGGACAAAGACGTGCTTGCATCTCAAGCCCTTGCCAAACTAACCATCATTGCCAAGGCCCTAAATGAAGGTTGGAAACCTGATTGGACCAACAACAGCGAATACAAGTATTATGCCTGGTTTAAAGGTTCGTCTGGGGCCTTCGTTTTCGACGGTTGCAGCGACGACTGCTCGCGTTCGAATGTCGGTTCTCGGCTCGTTTTTAAGTCAGCGGAGCTGGCAAAATATGCCGGAAAGCAGTTTGAAGGCATTTACCAAACAATGTTCTCCCTATAAGAATGAAAATCACGACCAAGATCAAAACGTTTGAGGATGCCTGTAAAGCGCAGGACATCTCCACAGAGCTTCCCATGTTCCCACACTTGGAAGAAGCTGAACAAAAAGCGATGCAGGCACATTACCAGCTATGCATTATCAACAAGGCATTGAACGAAGGTTGGAGAGCCGACTTCTCCAATGACAATGAGTACAAGTACCATCCTTGGTTGTGGTTTGATAAGAAAATCGGTTCGTCTGGGGCCTTCGTTTTCTGCGTTTTCAACGGCAACTACTGCTCGGATTCGGGTGTCGGTTCTCGGCTCGTTTTCAAAAGCAGCGAGCTCGCAAAATATGCGGCCACGCAGTTCATCGACCTGTACAGAGACTACTTCACTTACTATAAATAACCAACCATGATTACGGACAAAATCAAAACGTTTGCCGATGTGTGCCTAGCCAATGGCACAACGGAAGAAGAATTCAATTCCGTATTCTCTTCGTTGCCCGAGAAGTTCCAAGAGTCGGCAAAAGCTCACAAGTTGGTTATGCTTGCCATTGCACTTAATGAAGGGTGGAACCCCGATTGGACAAACAGCTATGAGCGCAAATACTATCCGTGGTTTGACCATGACGGAGAAGGGGAAAACGGTTCGGCTGGGGCCTTCGTTTTCGACGATTACGACGCCGACTACTCGGCTTCGCTTGTCGGTTCTCGGCTCGTGTACAAAACGCGGGAGCTGGCCGAATACGCGGGAACACAGTTCCTATATCTCTATAAGGATTTCTTTGTAAAGGGCCAATAACAATACAGGTGGTGGATTGCAGAGCCGTTTCAGTTCGTCTGGGGCCTTCGTTTTCAACGATTACAACAACAACTACTCGAATTCGAATGTCGGTTCTCAGCTTTTGCCAAGTTACTCGCGCAATCCAGACCTTGGAAACATTCCAGAAGACTACTTATTAAAACCACTGGCTTTGGTAGGGAAACTGAAGAAGACAGAAAAACGGCACGACATGAAACGATACGGCCAATTATTTGAACAGATAGCCAGTTTGGAAAACCTGAAACTGGCAGACCAGAGGGCCAGAAAAGGGAAAGCAAAACAGTTTGGCGTAATAAGCCACGACAAGAACAGGGAGAAAAACCTGAACCAAATACATCAAATGCTGATCAATCAAACATTTAGGACTTCCACCTATTCCACATTCAAGATCTACGAGCCAAAGGAGCGCGACGTATACCGTTTGCCCTATATGCCCGACAGGATCATTCAGCATGCGGTAATGAACGTGATGGAGCCTATCTGGGTGAGCACCTTCACCGCTGATACTTACAGCTGCATTAAAAACCGTGGCATCCATGCTGCGGCCACCAAACTTAAAGAGGCGCTAAAAGACGTTTCGGGTACCCAATATTGCCTGAAACTTGACATAAAGAAGTTCTACCCCAACGTAGACCATGCCATTTTAAAGCAGATTATACGGAGGAAAATAAAGGATGTAAAACTGCTTTGGTTGCTGGATGACATCATAGACAGTGCCGCAGGTGTGCCAATCGGCAACTACCTGAGCCAGTACTTTGCTAACCTTTATCTAACTGGCTTTGACCATTGGATAAAGGAACAAAAGAAGGTAAGGTATTATTTCCGCTATGCGGATGACCTGGTACTGCTTCACAACAGCAAGGAGTATTTGCACTCTCTCTTGGCTGATATAAACCTTTACCTAAACGAAAATCTACGGCTGGAAGTGAAAGGAAACTATCAGGTGTTTCCGGTTGCAAAGCGGGGCATTGACTTCTTGGGCTATCCCTTTTACCATACGCACACTCTCCTTAGAAAAAGCATCAAAAAGAGCATTTTTAAAATGCTTGCCTATAACCCTAACAGCCAATCGCTCGCGGCTTATCTGGGCTGGCTAAAGCACTGCGACAGTAAACACCTTCAAAAGGAGATAATGAAGCGATTTAACGAACTGAACATTGAAAAACCGAAAGGAAAATTTAAGGGGAATAAGATTAACATACAGATGTTGATAAACTGTGAAATACAGGTGAATGACTTCCGTATTAAGCCCTCTAAAATAAGGGGTAAATGCTTGACACTGGATGTGGATTACAAGGGCTTGAACTATGTCATTTTCACGGGCTCCCACTCGCTTTTGGAAACGATAGAGCTTGTGCCCAAAGAGGAGTTTCCTTTTCTGACCACAATAACGCAGGGTGATTTTAAACGACTTGAATTTAACTGATATGGCCAAGGACCCCGCTTTTTTATGCTACTCTGGTGATGTGTTGAAGGACACCGCCTTTATGACGGATGCCCAAACAGGAATCTATCTAAAAGCTATGGTAATGCAACATATACACATGTGTATATCTAGTGAAAAGCTAGTGCTTTTGTTTAGGTATTGCAGTGATGGTGACAAGCTTACCGTTATGAATACTTTTTCGCAAGATGCTGACGGCTCTTATTTTATTGCTTGGCTCCGCGATTCTATCCAAAAACGCGAAAAATTCAGTGCTAGCCGCTCTTTGAACGGTTCTAAAGGAGGAAGAGGTAAAACAAAAGAAAAGGAAGTGGAATGCACTAGCTTTTCTAGTGAAAAGCTATCTGCAATTGCAATTGAAAATGTAATTGAAATAGAAAATGCAATTAAGGGGGTGAAGGGGGAGCAAGAAGAAACCACCCCTAGCCCCTCCTTGGAAAAAGGAGGGGAATTGCCCACTCCTGACAACTTCCCAAAAATCGAAGATGTGCTAGGTTTCTTTTCCGAAAAGGGGGTTGCCGAACAGGTTGCCAAAAACTTCTTCTTTCACTACACGGCCCAGGGATGGACCACGAAAGGGGGAACGCCAATTACCCGTTGGAAGATGAAGGCGGAACAGTGGCTTTTGGAGCCCGAAAAATTCGCAGCGCCGAAAGTGGAGCCAACCGGAAATGCAAAAATTATTGATTCCAACAAATACACTTCACAAGACCATGGAAACAGAAAACAAACTGCCTGAACGCACATTGGAACAGATGCGGGAAAGCCAAGAAAGACTTTCTGGTAAATACAATTCCCTGCCCACTCCTACGGAAAGTGAATTGGCCTATGCCAAACAACTGGATGACATGCGAAAGAGTGCATTGGACATTAGCATTGGAGGCATACTGAACCAATATGCGGAAGTAAATCGCAAGTCGAGATTTAAGCCCTACGGCATTGAGTTGGATGATGCAAAAAAGGTGCTGTACGCAATTGTTACCCGTGAGTTGGAAACACTTGGCGACAAGCTGGTATTAGATGGAAACCTGTCAGATGTGTACCACAAGCTTACTCGCTATTTCATTGGTGAGGCAGATGGCAAAGACGATTATGATCTAAAAAAGGGCATTTACCTATATGGTGATGTAGGACGCGGGAAAACGTTCATGCTTGACTGTCTGGCCAAAATGTGTACTGCGATAGAGCTGCGTTTTGAAATCGCCAATAGGCAATTCACCTCACGAAATTTTGCCATGGTGAGCGTGAAGGAAATAGCCTTTGAAATGGCCAAAAAAAAGAGCTTGGACGCACTTGAAAAGTACAGCAAGGGAAACTTGCTAATTGATGATTTGGGCAACGAAAAAGACTTTGGCGACACGCACAAAGTGTACGGAAACGAATACGACTTGATAGGCGAGGTAATTACTGAGCGCTATAGGTTCTTTAAGAAACATGGGGCCATTACTCATGCTACAAGCAATCTGCTTCCCAGTGAGTGGAAAAAGGCCTACGGTACCCGTGTAGAGGATAGGCTTTATGACATGTTCAATCTTGTGTTTTTGGACGGGAAGAGTAAAAGGCTTTTGTAAGCGGTTGGCATGAGTATTCTGAACCACCTAGACGAGATAAGATCTATTCTTGAGATATATGTGAGGTTTAAAACTCACTCAGGTGTACCAAAAGAACAGGTTCAGGACATGAAAGACATACTTTCCATTTTGGATTCAATTGAAAAGGAAATTGATGAAAAAGAAACAGAGGATTGGGAAGAGGAATGGGGGCACTTTGAACCATCACGCATAGGGACTAAGACTTTTGAGGTAACACTGCACTCACTTGACGATGTCCTTAAGTTCGAACACCTCATGTCAGAAATGAAAAACAAAACACTATATCAAATAATAGGAAAATGAAAAAGCTACAAGACCACAAATTCGCATTGATGGCGGTGAAAGCTGTCATCTTCCTGAGCATGTTGAACAACCTGCCCCATGCGGCCAATCTGTACCACTTGAGCTACGAGGGCTTTAAGATTGGTTCTGTCTGGGACTTGTTCACACAGACGGGCATACAGTCGCTTTTGGTGGTGGCTGTGATCGATCTTACCCTCATCATCCTAGTGAACTATGGGCACAAAAAGGAAGACGCTAGAACGGCGGCGGTGTTTGCCTGGATACTGTTTGCGGTGAACCTTCTCATAGGTGATGTGGTGCGCGACTTGTTCCACTACGCTTATACCTTTTCGGACCCCACATTGCTTACCAAGCTGTTTGGAAAGGTGCTGTTCTCCGGCATCTTCTCTTTCACCCTCCATTACTTTAGTTACCTGCATGTACGGTTGATCAACGAGGAGCAGTCGCGAGCAATGGAGGACCAAGAGCTAACCAACATAAAGCAGGAGCAAAGCAGGCTGGAAGCTATTTTGAACCAAGTGCAGGTAAACGAAAAGATCCATTCGGATTATCAGAAATTAATCTACGAGGCCAACAAGGAGGCAGACCAATTTAAGAAAATGTATTACACTGATTTACTTAAACGTACATTCTTTAAAGCTGATGGAAGCACGGAAGTTTGTGAAAGTGTAAAGGCTGTGAATGGAAGAATGAACGGATTAGGTGAATCTGAAAAGGAGCACCATTATAGGGAATTGAAAAAGGAACTTGAATTAATTAACAACTAGTAGAATGTCCAAATTAACTGACAAAAGTTCAATGCCTTTTGGGAAACACAAAGGCACGATGATGGCAAATGTCCCGCCTGATTATCTCATTTGGCTAAACAGTATGTCTGGCCTTAATCCTGAGGTGAAAGAATACATCTCTGAAAATATGGAGGTGTTAGAAGCGGAGGTAAAGAAGAATGGCAGTAAGTTTTTGAAGTAGAAAATATGGGAACGTTTAAAATTGATTTCTTCGAGTTGGTGTTTTTGGCGGAGGCATGCATACCTACGGTACCTATTGCCCGTGCCATGTTTTGGAAAAACTTGATAGATGTGTATTACGAGCAGATGAGCGAGGATGAGCGCAAAAGACTCTTTGAGTTTATATCTGGGCACCCTAAGTTTTCAAAGCATGTGGAGGATTGCCGTATTTTCTTCGCCCGCTTTAATCCAAATAATCAATGGTTGGTGAAGTGCTTCCATATGGGCAGCGCCTCCGAAATAAGATGCTTTAGGATGAATGACAGGTTTTACACCAAAACGGATAAGTCGGTAAATCCTGAGTATATAAAAGAGTTCAGAAAGTACATTCCCCACGGGATTGAGATTTAAACAGTATTTAATTTTTAGTGAATTGGAACAGGCGGAGGAGTTAGGTAGAGAAATAAAGTTGTTGGCTGAGCTGGTAGCAAAGTTTGCAGATCTTAATCCATATGGGAAACACGTTAAGAATGCAGGAGGAGCATTGAGCCATGAAATTGGCTGGTATTGTGAAAGAAAGAGGGATGAACTTGTAAGTAAGCTTTACAAGTCAATTAGGGAACTGGAACAATTAAAATTTGAATAAATGGGTACATCAATGACCAAAGGTCCAGAAAAAAATGATCCTGTCAATCATCCCTCGCACTATACGAGCGGTAAAATTGAGGTGATTGATTTCATAGAGGATCAAAAACTAGGCTACCACCTTGGCAACTCGGTGAAGTATATCGCACGTGCAGGAAAGAAGGACCCTAACACAGAGGTTGAGGATTTGGAAAAGGCAATGTGGTATTTAGCCAGGAGGATTAAGAATTTAAAAGAAGTGAAATGAAAATACTATTTAATATACTAGTACCTATTGCCACACTGTTGTATATCGGAGGACTACAGGTTTCGTTTTCTCCTTTCAGTGTGAGTTTGCCTAAATGGATTTTGTCTTTGGGGTGGCTCTTTTTAGGAATTGGGTTCATTTTGATTATGGCATATTTTCAACATGAAGGGTGGAAAGATGGGTATACAGAAGCGAGCAAAGATTTGCTCGAAGTAGTGAAAGAAGAAATAAACAGCAAGCATTTATGATTACTGCAGAAGCGGCAAAGAAGCTATCCCAAGCAAACGAGGAATTGATTGAAGGGGAAATGGGCAAGATCGAAAACCGGATAACGGAGGCGGCCAATGAGGGCAAAATGGAAGTACTCTATCTTCTTCCTGTTGGGCTGTTCATAAAGGTGAAGGCCATTTTAGAGGATCATGGCTATGAGGCTAAATACACCGGTGCAAAGAATACAAAAGGGAAAGAGGCGGTAATGATTAAATGGAAGTAGTAAACAATACAACTATGAGCAATACAGAAGTAAAGCCAATGACATGGCACCAATTGAAAGAGGTTGTTAATTCTCTGTCTGAGGAGCAGCTAAATAATCCTATCATGTATTGGGAAGAGGATGGAGGTGGAAGAATTTCAGACGTTGAGTGTTTGGAAGAGGATTATGTTTATGGAGAAGAAGGCTCTTACCCAATATCGCTATGGGAAGAATCTAAAGGTGAGGATGAAACAGAACCTACAATTGTTTATAAAAAAGGAACACCTGTTATGCATACCTATTTTAGTTTGTTGGCTAAAAACATGGTGAAATTAGAAAGGTCGTTTTCTGAACAGGAAATTAGTAAGCTTCAAAATGAGGTGCATAAAATCACCGGAAATGGAGAGGTAATGCAATGCTTTAACAAGCTCCTTGGAGTAAATGCTGTTTAACTAACCACCCCTACCCCTCCTTGAAAAAAGGAGGGGAATTTATGGAACCGCACGTTAAAGTATATTTTACCTACTTCGGGCTAACTGTAGGTTGTTACGTTGGCTGTGAGGTGTGTGAAAGGCCTTACTCTGACATCCACCACATTGAGTGCCGTGGTATGGGAGGTAAGAAGACCACTAAACGAGGTATAGATATAGACCATATTTCTAATCTCATGGCAGTGTGCAGGGAATGCCATGTAGAGTACGGGGATAAGGAACAATACTTTGTTTTTCTCACCCGAATACACAATCTTAGGTTACAGATATTCCACAAGGACGGGCGTAGCCCTGGGGAGATGGTAGCCTATGGAAATGAGCGCTGAGGGGGCATTGTTGTTTCGGGAAGACTTCCGGTACTTGGTAGGTATTGAGGCTAGGCCGATGATGGACACGGACGGGTCTTTCATCATTCAGGACTTGTTGATTGTCCCGAAAAAGATTGCCCTTTATTCGGGTTGGAAGGAGGAGTATAACGACTTACTGGCGAATGACGGTTTTGTATATGATAGGTCAATGGCTCCGTTCTATGTCATGTGTTTGGCAAAATATGAGCCTTGGATGGAAGAAAAGCTATTGCGCAGGAGCAGGGGCAGCAACAAGCCTCACTTGCATATGCTTACTAATATGCTCTATCAGATGGGGATTGCCTTTGACCCTCAAAGGTATGGTGTGTTTGGGGAGCTTGACGATAGGCCTAATGATGATTGGTAGGATCGCGCCCGCCCCCCCCTAGTGCATAAGCGAGAACAAAAAGAAAAAATTTTGAAAAATCAGAATGCCTATAGTGTGGGCCTTCGGCGGTCCGCTTGCCTATCTATTTATGTCTATACGTTACAGTGTATGTATTATATAAACATCAAAGGTACTCCGCTGACTTTCTTTTGGTTGCGCAATGGATGCGAAGC